AGTTTCCTCAGGTGCCTCATGCACTTTGCAGTCAACACCACGATATTTGGTGATGTTGATTTGTGCGTCGTGCAGTGCTGCTGCCTTGTCGATTTGCTTCTTGATGAGTGTTAAGGTGTTCATTTGTCTTACTCCTGAAATACTAGGTGAAAATTAACCTTCTCTGCTTTCGCAGGATCCGTTTTTCCCGTTCCTTCAGTCGTTTGCGTCCCATGCACATTCTGGTGTAGATTCCTTTACGGTCTCGACCAGTTCGAGTTTCCACTCTGGTTTCAGAGTCTCATGCTTTTGAATCCGAAGAACAATAGCATCAGCATCTGCACAGGCAATGCCTGAATAAAGTAATAGTTCAATCATGGGATGAACGCTCCGTTCCGCGACTTACTTGCGTCCTATGTATACACTCCATCACATTTACCCTCTACTTTAGTCTTAAGATATCCTATCAAGTTCCTTTTTGACCTAAGGTCAAGATGGGGATCTATCTGGATTTCTGTTCGTCTTTGTAGAAACCTTTCACAACTCATGTGCCACCCGTAAGGGTTGCCGTCATCATGATGGGCAAAGGTAAATGCCAGCAGGAGTGCTAACATGTTGGATGAACGTATGGGTATTATAAACCCTATGGACTATATAGTCAAGTTCTTTTGTAACTTGTGATACAGTTTACAAAAACATACCTTTCTCACTCATGTACTTGAGAGTCTCCTTTAGAGTTCCTCGATGGTTGAGTCCAATGGCAACTTGAGGATACTCTGCCTCACTACCAAACTCAGCACGGAACTGCTTGTCACTAAAATCTACACCCAGCAAGAACTCTCTTACTTCCTGCCCACATGCCTCAAGAACCATCTTGGCTCTTTCACATTCTTGACTTCCATTTGAATATACAAGTGCTTGTTTCATTCGTCTTTATATGTGATTGAAATTTTTCTTTGCTCTACACCTTTATGATCAAGCAGCAAAGAATAGTGAACCTCTGCATTTAGAAGTTCAGCAATCTTTTCTACCAAGTTTTTAGTGATATTCAGTTTAGTTTCTTTGCTGCCAGTCATCAATTTGTTCTTGAGTAGGGACAATGATTCGGAAGGCAAGACCTTCTTCTTCAAACTCTTCGTTCATCTTTTCGTAAGTCTCTGGAGTAATCTTTTCAGACATCGTACTTATCCCAGACCTTGCGAATGTTTTGAGTGATGGGCAGACCACCAATATAAGTTTCTAACAGTTCTCCACTCTCATCTGCGATGACAAGAACAGGAGTAGCAGTCACACCGTACTTCTTAGCAAGAGCAAGATTCTCTTCAGAAATAGGAACATCACTTACGTCTTCAAGATAGATCTCTTCAATAACACTCTCGCGGGGATCTTTGAGAGCAGTAATATACTTCTTGACAAGTCCACAGGGACCGCAAGATTCTTTTGTAAACATCAAAAATTTAGTCACGCTGTCTCCAGTCATCAGGTTTATCTCTTTGGAACCAGTCCACAATTTCATCTGCACCACCAAACCCCGTCTTATGGTTAGATGGGTCGGGGTCACCTAGTCCCATCTTATTCATAAAATCATCGATGGTGCCCTCTTTAATATCACCAGCAGCCTGGCGACGTGCTTTGTTTAACCAGTCTCTAGCAGTTGTATATGACTTAGCAAGTTTCTCTGCCCAAATCATATCATCAAGTTTAACTTCTTCTCCATTCGCAATACATTTGCAGATGAATTCTAGACGGAGACGGTATTGTGTTGAAAGCATATATTCTCAACTACTGTAGTATTTATTTTAGAGGGGATTGTCTTCTGCTTCTTTAACAAGTTGAGTAATAATAGTTTCAGTACCATCCATTTTTTTCAAAGTATACAGCGAAGACTTCTGATACTTCTTGAGTTTTTTATATTTCTTTAGAAGACGGTCAACGTCTTCCTGTTTCATATCAAACTCTACATCAAAGTCACTAAAACCTTTCTTCATTTCTTTTTCTTTTTTTCAGATGGTTTATATCCCCAAAGTTTGGGTTTCACAGTTCCATAACCAAAGTCAATTTTCTTGACTGCACCAGGACCATACTTGTCATAGTACATATCAAACAAGTCAACAGACTTTTTACAACGAGTAAGATCTACATACTCTTTTCCATCATCTACGTACCAGATAAGTTTTGCATCTGTTGGATATGACTTATCGTTTGCAAGTTCGATGGTAGTCTTCTCCAAAAGAATCTGGCAACCATAGGAAGAGGGGTCTTCTGGATTGACTGGCTTACTCATAGGTTCTTCTTTCTCTAGTGTTACTGTCATGAGCGACCACCCCACTGAATGTCGGAGTAAGCTTCTTTTACATTATTAATAGTTATTTTATATTTAGAGGAAAGTTGTTTATCCTTGGTCAGGATGAGAACCTCTGCTTCTCTAGGATGAAGTCCACGGAGAAGGTTAATGAACATCATCTCTCTACGGATAGTAGAAAGACTCCCATTGCCCCCACGAACGTAGTGATAAAGGTTTTGGTACTCTCTACGAAGAGAGGTCTTTCCACGCCCGTCTAGGTCCTGTCCAGTTGCAGACTCACCACCTTTTATTTCCTTTCCAATATTCTCTGAGAGAGAACCAGAATAAACCGACTGGTCTTCTGCATCACCATAAGGAACTTCTCCTTCAGGAAGTAGACTGATAACAGACTCGTCGAAGTTCCAAATGAAAATAGTCTTCAGAGAATCATGCTCATACTTTTTAAGAACTTCTACCTTCTTTGCATTTGTGCGTTGCTTTGATGCAAGTTCCAGAACTTCATATACAAAAGGATTGGATGGAAGTTCTGGAATAGGTGCAGACTTTCTAGTCGTTGTCTTCTTCTTCGTCGTAGTCATAATCGTTTTCAAATCTCACTGCTAGAATTTCATCGGGTAAAAGATTACCGTTTTCGTCAAACATCTCTGGGTGTGTAAAAACTGGTTGTGTTTGATATACGTGTTCTTTTGCTAACCATCCTACTACACCCCCCACAAAAAAGAACATTATTGAGACGAGGGTACTGATGGTAAGGGTTACTGCTAACATCTTCCTTCTCCAGAGAACTATTTTTTTCTGATGTCCAGATAAAAGTTCAGATGGAAAACAATCTCTCTTCGGAAGAGAGACACCATTTTGCCGAACTTTATCTGAAAAGTTTTAGGCGCGTCTGGTTTTCTCCTCCTGTTGCGTAGTAGCAACTCTACCCCACGATTAATGTGGGGGTCTGTTTTATTTAGTTTGCTTTTTTCGTCTCCCAGGTTTCCTGTCACTACTGTACCTCCTAGCATCTTCCAAGATACTATACAAATAAATTTTTATCTTTCTTGCTTGAGGTTTGGGAATGTGACCGTAACCCTCACGTAATTGTTTGTGTACATCATCAGAACCACCCTCAAGATATTCTTCTAGATCTCCAATGAGTGAGTTAAGTTCCGTGGTAGTTGTGCTACCAAGGAACATATCAATTTCACTCTTCTTGGTTTTAGTATCTTTCAAATAGTCATAGAACTTTAGGTTTAGTCTTCCCTCAAAGGCATTATCAATAGCATGTTCAATAAGATCATAGATGTCTGAGAGGTTTTGTTCCATTATACGAGTTTGTTTTCTCTTAGATACTTAACAGTTTCCATACATCCACCAATGAGTTCATCATCTTTGACAACTCTTGGGAAGGTAGAACCTTCCCCAAACTTATCATAGAACTCTTCGCGGGTATAGTCCCTGTTAAGTTTATATATCACATGCTTAAGTTCAGCAAGTTCCAATACTTGTTGAACTTTTGTGCAATAAGGACAACCATCTTTAGAATATACTGTAAATGTCGCCATAAAAAAAGAGGGTATTAACCCTCTTAGTATATCAGAGAGCGTTGCCTCTTGGCAATACTTCTTCTGGGAACACGAAGTTCTCATGTGGTTGGTCAACAGTTGCCATCCAGTTACGAAGACCTTCATTCAAGAGAATGTTCTTGGTGTAGAAAGTTTCAAACTCTGGATCCTCTGCTGCTCTTAGTTCTTGTGAAACAAAGTCATAAGCACGAAGATTGAGAGCAAGACCAATAATACCGATGGAAGCTGTCCAAAGACCCATAACAGGAACAAACAGCATAAAGAAATGCAACCACCTCTTATTGCTAAATGCAATACCGAAGATCTGAGACCAGAAGCGGTTTGCAGTAACCATCGAGTAGGTTTCTTCTTCTTGAGTTGAGTCAAATGCTTTGAAAGTATTTGCTTGTTCACCATCTTGATACAGAGTGTTCTCCACTGTCACACCATGAATAGCAGACAGAAGTGCTCCTCCAAGTATACCAGCAACACCCATCATGTGAAAGGGGTTGAGCGTCCAGTTATGGAAGCCTTGAAGGAATAATAGGAATCTGAATATCGCTGCCACGCCAAACGACGGTGCAAAGAACCAAGATGACTGTCCAAGTGGGTAGATGAGAAATACGCTAACGAATACGGCAAT